TCAGGAACAAGTTTCTTTGGACCACTATTTGGTATTGCAATCAAATCATTGTCTGGTGATAAACCAACTTCTAGTGACTATAGAGCTGCTTCGTTTGGATTGAGTAATTGGATGACATCTACCTTTGGTAATGTTGCTATGCAAGGATTTGCAAATGGTGGATTGGTTGGTGGAGGACTGTTTTTAGATAGCAGACAGATTCAAAGGACAATCGAATCTTCATTAGAGGATAGAATTACAAGTGAAGTTGATGATGCCATCAATGAACTGAGAAGAAGACTTGGAATAGAAGGTAAAGAGGGTAAAAAAGGTGGAGGAGGAAGTACAACTTCACCAGATGGATATAATGAAAAACCTTCTAGTTCAACCTCTGGAACTGGCGGAGACATAGTTAGAAGTGCAGAAGGAACTAAACTTGCTGCTGAGTTGGGAAGATTTATTCAGTCAAAACTTTCGAGTCCAGAAGATTATAATAGAATAACAGAACACCCAGAGTTTGGTGGATCTTTTAAAAGAAATTATAATTCATGGCACAATGTTGATCGTGCAATTGATATTGGTGCATATTCTTATGAGCAACAAAAAATTCTTGATGTGATTGAAGAGTTCAATAAGCAAAGAGGAGTTCAACCAGTAGAACTTCTTCATGCTGGAAATGATCCTACCAGAGATCATGATGATCACGTTCACGTTGCTTATTTTGGAGGAGGTTCCACTGGAAAGGGTGGCCTCATAAGGACTCACCCAGGAGAATATGTTATTGATAAGGACTCTGTTGACTTATATAGTATCCCATTTTTTAATATTATTAATCAAACAGAAAATGAATCTCAAAGAAAGCAAAATTCTTTGAGACTGATGTCTATTCTTCAGTCTTATGCTGGTTATGAGTCTGGATTTGAACAGACGGTTACAGTCCCTGTACCTACACCACAAATGATTCCTATTCCAGTTCCAATGCAATCCAGTGAACCTATGATGGTGTCAGGTGGTGGCGGTTCTTCTGGAAGAGCCTCAGATATCCTTGAGTCTATCGGTTAAATAAAAGAAAGAACTTAAAATGTCAAACATTGCTAAGGCAGCAGAATCATCCTTTGTAGATAAGGTAGAAATAAAATCAAACAAGGGTGACAAGTCTGTAAACCTGATTGGTTTTGGTGCTTTCGTAAACATGATGTATTATGAAAGTTTGATGCAAGATACCGTCAAGGTTGTTTATACATTTGAAGATACTGCAAAGGGTGAGGTTGGTAAAACTATTATTGAGGACTTGCCGATTGTTGGAACAGAAGAAGTAAATGTTAAGTTCAAGGACAATAATGACAATAAAATAAAATTGAAGTTGCATGTTAATAATGTGAATCCATTACATGAGGATGCTCGAAAAACAACTACCGCAATCACACTTGTCTCTGAAGAGTTTTTACATAATGAAGGAGCAGATGCTAGAGTTAATATTAGGTATGATGGAAAAATATCCGATCATGTTAGAAAAATTCTCAAACAGAATCTGAAGTCTAAAAAGAAACTTGATATTGAGGATACAAATAATAATCTTAATTTTGTTGGCAACAATAAGAAACCAATGTACACTTTGAATTGGTTATCAAAACATGCTGTTCCAACAGAAGCAGGGCAGAAAGGAAAAACTGCTGGGTTCTTATTCTTTGAAACCTCCGAAGGATTTCACTTTAAGTCCATCGATGCTTTGATGAATCAGAAGCAAAAGAAATCATACATCTATAATGAAAGCTCTGATTTCAGAGGATCAAAACTTCCTGCAGGATATGATGGTAAAGTTTTAGATCAATCATCTAGTAACTTGATTGATGCTAGAGAGAAGTACAAGATGGGAGCATACGGAACAAGACTAATTGTTTTTGATCCGTTCAATTGTAAGTATGAAGTAATTGAAAAGACTGCTGAAGAAGAGAAAAAGGGAACAAAGTTAGCAGGCAAAGACCTGCCAAAACTTAATTCTAAGTTTGATAGTAAGTTTTATAGAACCACATATATGTTGCTTGATACTGGCACTTTACCTGAAGGTAGTGTGCAACAACAGATTGATAAGTCAGGTGAACAAAACTTTGAGTCCAAAGACATTTACAATCAGGCAGTCAGGAGATATAATCAATTATTCTCCAGCAATCAAACTATTACGATACCTGGAGACTTTAGTTTACATGCAGGAGATATGATTCACATCGACGTTCCTGGTTTAAGATCTGGTGATACAGAAATAAATAAGGAATTCGGTGGTCTATATATTATATCTGACTTATGTCACTATATTTCCCCAACGGAGACTTATACTAAACTCAATTTGGTAAGAGATTCGTTCGGAAGAAAACCAAAATCGCGCTAAGAAGTCATGTCTGATAGAAGTATTCAGCAACACATTAATGATGATAAAGACCTTCTGGAGAACGGAACTCTGTCTCCACAAATGCGTCGTCATGTGTCGGACGAGTTAGATCATCTGGAACAGTATCAAGCAGCACACCCAGATGATGACCACGACCCAACCGCATTTGAAATGTACTGTGATGAAAACCCAGAGGCAGATGAATGCAGGATTTATGAGGACTGATGGAAGGAGGAGCATTATTTAATCCAGGATTTCTAGGTTCTAACTTTCAATGGTGGGTTGGACAAGTTGCCGATGATTCATCTTGGAGAAAGAATCATCAACAAGCAAAGTTTAAGGATAAAAAAGATATTCCTGGATGGGGCTATCGTTATAAAGTCAGGATCATTGGTCTTCATGATCAAGATGAAGAAAGCATTGAGAGTGATCAACTCCCATGGGCTCAAGTCATGTATCCGATCACTGCTGGTGGTGGTCAGGGTGGTGCATATCAATCTCCAGCAATCAGACAAGGAAACTTTGTCTTTGGTTTCTTTTTAGATGATGTTGACCAACAAGTCCCCGTTATCATGGGAATTCTTGGTGCAAATGCAAAGACTGAAAAACAAAAAGCCACTGGAAAAAATGGAGGAAGTAATTTCACTCCCCAAAGTGGATTTGCAGACACTGGAGATGATACAAAGATAGTACCAGATGCAGATCTGCAAACAGAGCAACCTGCAGCAGGAGCTCCACCATCAAAAGAATCTCCAGATTCAATTCATCAGGAAAGTGCTAAGGATAAAAAGAAAAAAGAAGTATTAGATAGAAAACATACTCTTTCTTGCCCGGACCCAGTTAAAATGCCGCCAATGAAAGGCATTCAAACTACCCTTGAAAAACTTGTTAAAGAAATTCAAAGGATACAAAGAGCACTCACTGATTATGCTGAGGCTGTCAGCACTTCAATTGATCAACTTAACAGCATCGGTAGTCTGATCAGAAGTGCTGCCTGTGACATGGCAAAGTTCTTGAAGACCATAATGGGACAGATCCAGGACTTTGTTACAGATCTTACCAATAAATTGCTGCAACCAGTCATCAAAGTTTCTCCACCAACAATCAGAATTGAAATGCTTGAGAACTTGGTCAAAGGACTTGAAACCGTATCCTGTGTGTTTAATGCAATTGGAATTGACCTTTGTGACTCTGCCGAGAGATCTATCAGAAATTCTTTCGCAAGAAGATCATCAGGTAGTCCAGCTCCAGAATCAGTTCAACCATTCTTGACAGAGCAATATGCAGGCATCCCCTGGTTTTCACTAGAGGGAGACACATATAACCCAACACCAACGTGTTATGCAGAAGAGATTGTTGGAGACATTCTTGGTGAGTATATCAATGACATTATTCAGGGATCTAATGCTGCTATGGGTCCTGTAGTTGATCAGGCGCAAAATACTCTTGCAGAATATGGTCTTGGTGGTGGATCACCCTCAGGTTCATCACCATCAAGATCTGGTGGCGGATTTGGTATTCCAAACTTCAATGTTCCAGACATTCCAGGTATGTCAGAGCTCAATCTCGCAACAAAGGGACTTGGAATTCTTGCAGACCTTGCTGGTGGTGGAGGTCCACTGGATATTGCCAGTAATATTGACTCTCTTGCTTCTCTTGGTGGATTTGATATTTCATCTGCAATGAGTTTTGTTAGTATGCTTTCAGAACTCTTTAGTTGCGATCCAAGACCCAAATGTTCTCCAAATGATAGTCATACTCTGAAAGAAGGTGGTAGTGGAAAACCATCTACAGACAAACCAAATACTATTTCTGTTGCTCAAGCGGCAGCTGCTAAAGTTGAGGAACAAGCACAATCAGCAATAGGTGCCGTTACTGGAGCAGTTGATAGTGTTACTGGAGCAGTTGATAGTGTTACTGGAGC